GAGCAAAACAATAAAGCATGTTAACCGTTGGGTTTGAACTCCAAATTGCTTCCATAATTAGAATTTTTTATCTGTTGCTGGATTGTAATTCGGTGACAAGTTAGCAGGCAAGTTGTTAATCAATGCCTCAAATGATGCTGCATCGTTTACTCTCATTTCGGCCAATCCTTTTGGGTCGTTCTTTGACCAATCGTTGAAAGTCCAAGACTCACGACCTGCAACTGCTGCTGGTGTGTTTGCTTTGTTTTCAAAGATAGGAGTGTAAGCAGGTGTTAACTTGCTGAACACATCTTTCAATTCATCATTAGACTTGTTAGAAGTCAAATAAATTTCTTTACTTGCATCAGCAATTTTACCCTCTTTTATTGCGTTTTCAATAAGTTCAACTTTCGCTGCTTGTACCGCTTCGTTGTTAGCATCTTTTAACGCTTGTAATTCGTTGCTTTGTGCTTCGATGCTTGCTTCTAATTCAGCAATCTTTGCATCTTTAGCGTTAACCGCTTCAACAATGGCTTCTTCACTTGCCTCGTTAGATAGCTTTAATAAATCAGTTAATTTATTCATTTTGGTTTCTGTTTTAATTATTACTTTATTGTAGATAGCGTGTAACTCGCGCACAGTTGCGTTCATTGCAGGCTTCATTTTCTTTGTTTCTATAATTTCATCAACTATGCCTAAACTCATACATTCTTCAGCAGTCATCCACGTTTCTTTAGCCATCAAATCTTTGCACTTGTCTAATGTTAGATTTGTATTGCGTTCAAATATCTTTGCTAAACTATTTGTAATTAAATTTAACACCTCATCATCGCTCCCACCGTTTGCGTTGTGCATCATAAATGTGCCATAATCGGCCATGTATTTCTTTTGGCCACAAATAGCAATAACACCAGCCATTGAATAAGCCATGCCATCAATATAAGTGTTTACAGGTATAGCACTGTTAAGTATTGCACTAACAATTGAAAGCCCATCGGCAACACTTCCACCAATCGAATTGATGCGAATGTTGATGCACTTAACTTGGTCTGAATAGTTATCGTTAATGTATTGAATATCCTCCGCGATAAATGCACCGTTGATGCCATTATCCATACCATCAATATTGCCGATATGCTTATAGATAAGCATTGTGGCTGTGTCGTTGGATATGTTCGTGATTTTCATTGTACAAAAATGGTTACATATTTGCACTTCAATTCAAATAAGTTACTAATTTTGTGGTGTTTAGTAACTAATATTTACAAATGGCGAATCCTAAAAACGATATATCAGAAAAGAAACAAGCCGCAAAAGCTCGCGTAACTGCTCACTTAACAGGCGAATTAAAAAAGAAATTCTTTGATGAAGTCGAAAGGACTGGCACCAAAGAATCTTATTTGCTCAAAGAAATATTATCGGAGCATTATGGAAAGAATAGGTTTTAACAATAAAGCCCCTAATTAACGAGGCTTTGAACGAGGTTAAGAACTTCTACAAACTTAACTTTCGTTGCAATCCATTTCAATTGTTATTTGACCTTTTACATCACAATCACCAACTACAATGACCCAATTTGCTGTTGGTATTGGGCTTAGTCTTATTTCACGTGTTCCTGCAACAGCAGTTATATTAATCATTCCTTGAGTCGGTGTTTGATTTGAATTGCTATAATATCCTACTGCATGAAAATCCTTTAATATTCTATCAGAAGATGCTAAATTTAATGATAAATATGATGTCGATGAGCCAACGCTTGAATTTACAATATAAAAATCAACAATCATTGTGCTACCACGTCTTTGTGTTTTCACTTTAAAATCTGCTGCGCCACCGGGCAAGTTCCATAAGCCAGTTGCGGCTGTTAAATCTCCTGCGCTGTATGTTTGTTCAATCCATCTGCCTAAATATTGCATATTTACAAAGTCAAAAGTACCCGGTGTTCCGCTTGTTCCAGCACTCCAAACGATTTTACGTATTTCGTGAACATTGTTACTTGTTGAATCACTAAATACAACAGGGTCGGCATTTGTTGCAGTTAAATATGTAGTTGTGATTGTGCCAATTACAACTTGACCAAGACCTAAAACAATTCCTAAAGTTGTATCACATAAATACATTTCAGTTCCAAATACTAAACAACCGCTTTCAATTGACCAAGTTGAACCAGATACAGTGTAAGAAAGACCATAAAGTGCTTGCGGGTTTGCATATCCTGCGCTTACTCCTGTTCTTTGGAATAATTCACTTTGCGCCAAACTAAATATACCCTCTTGGTTTGCTGATTGCAAATGGTCTAAACTACCGCTTTTTAATGGCATTGCACTACTCGCAATGATGTCTGTTGTTTTTATTTTTTTCATTAGTATGTAATTACATTGTAAGTTATGCCTGCATAATTATACAGGTCGGCAATTTGCCTAATTATATTTTCATTGTTTGCGCTAATATTTGGTGCAATATCTGTTGCAGGTGGTATTGTTAACGCGTTAGCCACACCAATAGGCACATTAATAGTAAATGATATACCCGCAGTTGTTAAATCTAATGCTTGTATGTACGCTGTTGCTTCGGGTTCGTCATAAACTACATAACTGCTTTCAGTTGGTGATATGCCAACATAAAACGCGCCCAAACTTGCACCCGAACCGCTTATAAATATAGCACTTGCACCGGGTGTGTTTACAAACGCAGTTCCAAACCATTCATTTAATGCCCATTCAAATAAGATGTGTTGTGCATTGTATTTACATCTTGGTTCGATGCCCACAAAATTGTCTTGAATCTTAAACCAATAGTTTGTGTTTGTTGGCAAATTACCAGTGCTTGCTACCCAACATTGATACACTGATTTGTCTGTGTATTTCACTTGGTTACCTACCGCGTAAGCAGTTGCACCGCTATAAATTGCTGCTGCATTCCCATCTTTAAACGTGCCAAACATTGTGTTGTATAGCACTTGCAATGGTTTAACAAGTGTTTTAGTCCAAGCTTTGTAAATCGGCAGCCGCTTCTTTGGTGGTAAGAAGTTAACTGCAAATGTATCTGTGTTTATGATTGAACTCATTATTGTACAATATAAGATAATGTGTCTGCAAATGTATGTGTTGCAGTTGTTTCTTGTGCTACATAGCCCGAAATAGTTTGATATTGCACACTATCAACACCCAATAAAAGATTATACAATGTTACACCTGCACCATAAGCAACCGTATGTTTTCTCACTAATATACGTGTTAATGATACCGAATTAACACCCTCAACCGCTTGTATAGCATCAACAACTGCTTGTGTGCTTATAACACCGTTAAATGGCAAGGTAGCCATATAATTGTTCAATGCTGCCACTACGTTTGTGCTTATTACTGCTGAATATTGACCGTTGTAGTAGATAGTTGCTGCCACTTCCATCTTATCGCTATTCTCATTGATTAAAGTAAATGCAATGCCCGCAGGATTAAATGTTTCGATGTAACTTTGAAGCTCGGCTAATTCACCAACTGAAACTGGCACAGGTGGGTCTGATTTAGCAACCTTAATTAACACCGTTCTGTTTGGCGCGGTTATTACTGCACACCTTGTCAATATTTGATTAGCAGTGTTAATGGTTGGGTATTCAACAGTAAATGTTGTTGTGTTCAATTGAGCAACATCGCCTTTTTGATACTTTAAAACTTTGTTACGTGTCCATTGCGGTGTGCTTGGTGCTGCTGTGCTTGCTATGGCTTCTAAATCTGTTTTAAATAGGTCTTGCAATTGCTCAAATATAGCTATGCAACTTGCTACGATAAAATAATATAGATTCCATTTGGCAGTTTGACTTGTTGAGGTCAATGCCGATAATGTTGGGTCTGCATTTTTTGCATCCAACATACTTTGTTTGATTTGTTGCACTGTTCTACTCATATTTTCCAGTCTATATTATTTATTATTCTATTAACTTGTTGCCTGCTTATATTGTATTCTTTTGCTAATTTATATGAAGAATACACTCTTGGAATATATTTTGCTCTAATTTCTAATACTTGATTTAATTTTAACTTGCTATTAACTGAATTTTCACCTGATTGTTTTAATATAGATTCTTTTCTGTGCTTTTTACCTTTAAAAAATGTGTTTCCTTTAGAAATTAAACTCATTCTTTTTTTTTCTTCTGTATTTTCAAACCTTTTCTTTTGTGCAATACTAATATTTTTTCTTGTTTCATCACTTGCTAATTTACCAAGTCTATTTTTTGTTAATCCTATTTTTTTCTTAAACTCATTTGTTCTTTTTATGCCAAGTGAACTGCCTGCTATTTTTGCAATATTAAAAAAAGGTAATAGAGTGTCTATATAATATTGCTCCCTTTTAATTAACAAATTTACATCAATAACATGTTCTAAAATGTTAAATAAAAATGAACTTTCTCCATATTTATTAAAACTTTTTTGTAGTTTAAAATTTCCGTGTGTATTATTTCTTAATTGACTTAAATGCTGATTTTTTCTACTATCAAAATTAATAGCGCTACCAATATAAAATTTGTCAGTTAATGTATTTTTTATAGAATATATTGCACTTTTTGCCATTATTATAGTGTTAAAACGTAGTAAGAAACATACACATCTAATTGCCCATCGCCAGCAGTAGGGTTGCCGATTTGCGCACCAATTGTCAAAGGTAAATTGTCAACAACCGATCCTGCCAACGATACTGTTGGGGTTATGCTTCGGCTGCTATACTTGTCTTGGTTTCCAGATATTGCACTATTGTAGTTTACTTGGTATAGTGAACTGTTTGGTGATAGTGTGATATTTAAGTTTGTTGCATATTCAATAGTGCCAAAACGATAACGCAATAATACAGTAAATGGTATTATTACTTTGCCTGCACCTTGCGCAGCAACTAATGTTAACGGTGTAGTGAATGACTGCAACAATTGCGCAGATGTGATAGTTACCTTTGCGAATTTTGTAGGCAAACCACCTGCAAGTGTATAGGCCGCAACGGCATTAACATCAGTTAACGATGTTTGTGCGTTTTGGTTTACTATTACTTTCTCTGCGCCTGTTAGTGCCGTTGCTATTGGTAACTCGGAAATTTTTTGCTCTGCCATTTTATTGTTGTATTATTAGTGTATAACCTTGTTCTGATAATAATTCGTAACCTAATTCTGATGCCAACGCTACGGCTTCAGGTATGTCACCGCTGCGAATAACATCGTCTTCCATTTGTGGGCTGTTGTTTGTAATTAATGTTGTAATATTTGCTTCTATTGTTGGCGCGTACATTGCAGAATAATCAAAGCCCTGCATTGTGTAAGTAATGATAAACTCCTGTATGTTCGTATGGTCTGCCGATTGAATTTCACTTCTGCGCAGAAATCTACTGTTATAAGGTGTTGACCAACCATGTATCAAAGCATTTAAGTCTTGTTTTAGTTGCAATACATCGGTGTCTTCAGTTTTGTAGCTTTCAAAACCTAAATGCAAAGCTATTGACATTGTGCCTTGTTGTTGACCTTGCAAATTTTCAATGTAGTCGGCAGATGGGAATTCAATAAAGCAACAAGGATAATTAAATGGTATATTAATATCCTCACGCTCAAATTGGTTGTTCCATAGTGCAACATACTTCAATGATTGAAGTGTGCTGATACGTGCCTTTAATTGATTATATATTGCTAATTGCATTATGTAAATACTTTATCTAATCGTTTAACAATAACTGCTTTTACTTTCTCATTCAAGTTGTAAGAATCTCCCATAAATTGTCTTTTGGGCATTTTTATAGCAAATGCTTTAACATCTATCTCCATTGCGTGTGTTGCTTTCCTTGATTTCATTCCTTTTGTTCTTGCAAACCTCTTTTGTGTTTTCCTTGTTGCTAAATTTGTTGCAACTTCGCGGTAATACATCAATCCTTTAAACCCTGCTCTATTTATCGTTCCCCCATCATTATGAATCTTTGCATAATCCAAATCAGTTGAAATCTTAATACTTAAAGCAGCACGATTTGCAGGGTTTCTCTTTATGCTTCTACGTAAATCTCCAGTCTTAACCAATATCGCCCTTGTTGTGTCATCAACTTTTTTTCCGCTTTTAGTATTGTATGATTTGCGCTTACGAGCTTTCCATTTCTCAATCGCTTTGTCATCCCAACCTTGTTTCCTAAACGAATCAACAAAGAACACCTTTGCAGTGTTACCAACATCAACAATAGCCGCTTCCATCGCTTTGCGCGCTTTCTTTTCTGCCTGTTTTAAATCGAATTTATTGGACTTGCTCATATTGTTGGTGCTGGTGGTAATGTTGGTTGTGGCGGTAATGTCGGTGCATCGGGTGTCGGCATCGCAGGCGCAGGTCTTGGTGCTTGCGGTATAGGTAAATTCCAATTCTTTTTAGCCGCTTCTTTGTCACCCTTTGCAATGTCAAAGTAAGGGTGCTTGTCTTTGCCCTTTTCTTTAAACACATAGCCATCAATGCCAGCGTTCATCCTAAACAATGGTGGCACATCATCGGGTGGATTAAATCCACTCATATCCGTTTCTTCCCCCTCTGATAGTTGTATTACGGTACAACGACAACGCCACCCATTCGGGGGGTAGTATTGTTTCCAGAACGGGTCGCTGATTGGGCGAATGATGTTGTCTAATGCTTGGTGTGTTGGCCTTACTCTGCCATCACCAATGGTTTGATATTGTAACAATGGTAACACATCGGCATCAGCTTCTATACGCTTCCAATCGGATGCCATACGTGCTGAAGCTTTCGCAGTTTGATATTCGGCCTGTAAGTAATCTTGATACATTATATCATAGTAAGGTCGCACTGCTTCTTTAAACTTGTAGAAGTTCGATTTCAATTCGGGGTCTGCTAACATCGCAGTCATTGTGCGTGTTGATTGGTATGTTTTAGCACCAGAAAATATGTAGATGTTATTGGTTAAATCAGCAGTTAATATTTCATCAACAACTGGCGCCAAATCAATTCCATCTCTTAAATATTTTGCAGTCTTTAAATAAATTCCCTCCGGCAACACTTGGTTATTAATCGCACCAATCCAAACATCATTCGACATACGATTGAAATCGTTTTCATCAAATGGTGTTGGTGGGTCAACCTCCTTATCAATATTCAATATGTCGCAGTAGCCGCACATCTAACTATATATGTTTCTTAATCGTTTTGCAATGTTTTCAAGTTGGCTTTCGCTTTCGTTTTCGGTTGGTTTTTCTTCTTCTTCTTCCTGCAATTCGATTCCATATTTATGCTCTAAATATTCGTGTTCAAACTTAACGTATGGCATAAATGAAGCATCAATCTTTGCTTGCTCCATCAATGGCAAATTCTCGCTATCATCGTACTTGAATGTGCAACCTGTTAAGTCAAATCCATTTCTAATCATCATCGGCACTAACTGGTCTTCAATAATGAATTGCATCTTTAACGTGTCTTGCTTTGCAATCATAGCAGCAACACCCTCGTGAACATTAGCCGAACCACTATAACTTTTTTCATCAGTTGTGCCTGTTTGCCCTAAGATTATTTTGCTGATTTCTGAATTGCAACGCTCTACCATCTTATCAAACACTGCATAGGCATCGGTTCTGCTCGCTTGCATCAATTCAATGTTATCGTTTAAATCCAACACCGCCCACGAAGCCACACCCATATTGCGCAACATATTCTCCATGTTTTTACGGGTCAATTCATCGCGCACATCTGTTTTGCCAACACGTATTGGACTGCCAAACACTTCAGCAAATTCAGCCCATGCTGCCATTGCGTTTTTCTTCCAAATAACGTATGGTGCAAGGTACATCATTAATCCTAAATCTTTCTTTTCGCCAACACCTATACACCAGTTGTTATATGGTGACACATCAAATCTTTTGCCCTCTGTTACCGTTGCTGTGTTGGTGCGAACTAAACTAAATTCAGGCACTACATAAATACGCGGTATAAGTTCAACACTCGAATACTTATCGTTTATAATTGCACCAAATTGCACACAACTAAAGCCCCAAAAGATTGAATCTAAAGCCATACTTTGGAAGTCATAAAACCATTTTTGATTAAACAATGCAGTTTTAGCTTCATCGCATTCTCCATCTGGTCCATAAACCATAAACTTCTTACTCAATATCTTTGATTTACGTTGCAACATAGCCGATTGCACTTGCCCATCTAACACAATTTGCTGATAGGTTTGCATCAACAAAAAGCGGTTTGGGTACATCGGTGATTCAGCCGCTTGTAACGCAATGTTAAACTTTGTCGCATCTTGTCTAACACGTTGTAACTGTTGCTCAAAGTCAATAGTTTTACGTATGTTGGCTTTCTGCGGTTGTGGTTTATTAAAGTTAAATATATCGTTGTACCAAGCCATTATTTAAAGAAATTATCTTGTTTATCTAAACTATTTCCGTAGCGAATTGAATAACCAGTGCTATCGGTTGAATTGATGTTTAACACCTCAGCGGTATCTGTGCCACTTGCCCACGCATCTAATTGGTCAAGTGCTTCTCTATTGCGTTCTATTCTCAAATCGGGTATGTTTCGCGGGTTTATACGTGCATGCAGGTTATACAATGTCATATCCATTGCCAACTCCACAAACATTGGGTATCTGTTATCGCCAACAGTCCAATAGGTTGCGTTGCTTGTTGCAATGTTAATCATTTTAGACCAGTATGCAGTTAATGTCAATGCTTGGTTTGTGCTTGCTGCAATAGCTGTGTAAACATAGCCATTGTCATCGGTTACAATGTTGCCTATAATGTATTCAGTTTTGTTATCCCATCTGCTAAAGTCATTAACGTGTGTAATTACTTCGCCTAATATAACTCTGTCGCGTGTGCGGTAATGTGTTGTTGCTGAATAGGCATCCATAACACCTAATTCGATGTCAACCATGTATCTTTGGACTAATTTTGTCCTCATTCTACTTATGGCCTTAACCTCGCTATCGTACAAGTTTTGCGGAGTGTTCTCGGTTATCTGATTGAGGTCAACCGTTTGAATTATTGAAAGATAGTCGGAGGTTTTTAAGAATCGTGCCATGATGCAAAATAATAATAAAAATTTTGATAAATGCTTAAAATGTAACTAAAATTTAGTATGTTTGTACTCCCTCCGTTAACTAAACAGTTAACTGTTCGCAAACCTAGCCAAGAAACATAGCTTATTAATTTAGGCTATGTTTTTTAAAATCTACTTGCTGATTTATATTCTGCATCTCTTCCAACAACAACAAGCGGTTTGATAATTCCTGTTTGAAACCTTGCGTATTGTGAGGCGAAAACCGAT